CATGCCCAAATGCCCGAATCATACCTATTCCTCCTCGTAAACAAAATAAATCTTGCTTTCGTCCTTGTTGATGGAATTATATTCATTCTCTCCGAGGACGACAAGTCTGTCTTCTAAGTCGCTGAGTTTGTCACTCACTGCTTTTTGAGACATTACCTTATCCTCAGACTTTCCTGGTTGCTGAACTACTTCCAGCAAAGAAGAGTTTACCCAGATATTGCCATTCTCAGAATAAAGCACATTGATACCCTGAGGAACGACGAGATCACCAAAGTTTTTATACGTACCGGCTTCGGTCGCAAAATAATACATCTTGGCACCGATAACCTTTGCTGGCACAGTGTCAAGACTAGCCACGCCCATATACGTGGCACCTCTAATGAGTTTAAACTTCTCAATAAGACTCGTTATCAACTCATCCCAATAACTATCTCTCTCGGCATTCACACTCCAAGTGCCTCTGGGCGCATTCCAGTAATGTGCCCAGCCTTCTATCACCACAAAGTCGCCAGCAACACCTCCTGTAGGGAACTTCTTGTTCACCTCATAGATGCTGCCAAAATCCCCTTTGTAGTGAGGACTTGTTTTATCTATATCGTTAGCCATAAAATATTATATTTGAGATAATTGGTTATACTTTTCTGCCAAATCGCTTTCCTTCTTACTTACCAGGAAGATGCTGATGGCACGATAGATAAGATATTTCTTGCATTCATCTGTCAGGGAAAGGATGATCTTCTGGTCGGTCACTTCCTTTTCATGCCCAGTATCAGTAGAATACACATTCTCTAACTTTTGATAAGGGATATACGTGAACAGTTCAACCTCATGATCATATACAGCTCCAACAGGTGCATGGTTGGCATCATACCTTCCGGCAGTCCAGTACATCAGCACTCGCTTTCCTGTAGTTGGCGATGTGGTAATCATGCCCTTTGGTTTCTGGGGCGTTCCCCTGGTCCACCGGGAGGCTTGCATCTGAGCCTCCTTGCTGCCCGGTTCCATCAGCATAGTCAGCGTGCTTTGCCAACTTTTCAGTTTCAGTTCTACCAGTCTCAGCCAATCTTCAGGAATTGTCAGGCATCCATGACCATCTGTAAACTGTGTCTGGATGGCATCATAATCCTGCTTGCCGCTTTCGTTCAGCGAAACGCTCACCCTTTTGGGGAGAATCATTTGCGCCGGTGCTTGCAGCAGAATCTGTTGTGCTGCCGTTTCAATGGCTTGCTTCATTTCCGTGTCCGAATCATCCGTAATGATGTCATTCACCTCATCATGGAGCACTTCGTCCATGGCTATGCGCATTTTCTTCACAAGGTCACTCATTAGAACTTCCATAAGCAAGAAACCTATTAACTAAAAATTATAAACTAAAACTCAATCACCACACCCAGCTCTTTAGCCTTCTCCTTCACACTCTCAGGTGATTTCAGTTTCCTTACATCTACCTTATACGTCTTCTGGAGATAGTTCTTAGCCTTGGTGATATTCTCGAAGTGAAGGGCGTTCTCGTTCGTCACATGCTCTTCTTCATGCTTCTGCAGCTGCACCTCTTCGGGCTGACTCTCATCGATGATACGCCCAGCCTTCGTTAACGGATGCTTTCTGATGCAGTCTGCCACCTGTTTATTGTCAGTAAAATAAGAATAAGCATTGTTACTGCACCGTTCAAACTCCACGCTCTTGATAAGTCCGCTAGGCAGAGTCACCACAAAGATGAGCATACTGTTTGCTACAAATCTATACATATCTATTTGTGTTTATGGTGAAGGGATAGCGAGGCTGCATTAGCCTCAACTATCCCCTAGATTGATATATGTAGAAAACTATCAGTTTCCTATACGATGATTACGCTGCCTCCAGAATCTGCTCATCTGTAACGCCATCACCAGTGAAGACTGGTCGGGCTACACGCGCATGAGCATCAGGGAAGGTCAGTACCCAGCAGCTATACTCCTCCATCACAACACCTGCAGTATTACGAATCAAGAGATCCTTGGCGTTAAACTCGTTTCTGCTCCATACACCGAATACGTATTTGTCAAGATAACGAGCATCCAGCAAGAACGCTCTACCATCCATACCCCAGGAGTTAAAAGCATCGTGACGATAAATCAGAATCTTTGTACCCATGCTCTCGAACTTCTCAAAATCAAGTTTCCAACCCTGATAGTCCTTTTCGGTCTGGGTAATGATACGCTTGTTAGAGCGAAGGTTAGCAAATGCCTGATAAATCAAGTTGTCAACGAAGAGAAGTTTCGTACGGCTGGAGTTACCAGCACCCTTCAATACTGCAGCGATAAATGCAGAAAGTTCCTTCTCGCTGATCACATACTCATATACTGTTTTTTCCTGCTCCACAGTTTCGCCATCGGAACCACCTGGCTTAGGTACTTTTACCTTCGCCTTTACAATTTCACCATTCTCATCTTTCTTGACAGCCCAATGGCCAATCTGCAAGTCTTTGCCTGCTTCCCAGTAAATACCGCCCATGGTATAGGTCAAACCAACTTTCTCGCCACCATTCGACATACTTTTTACACCGAAAAGGCCACTTCGCTCCTGACCATAACGCATATCGTCCATAGCCATTTTTTCCTGTCTTGTGAAGTCCCATTTTACCTGAGTTTTACTCATACGGTTGATAAGTGACTCCTCAACCTGCATGATAAATCGCTGGCAATACTGGAAACTCTTATCTGGCATTGAGTAATAACTACCAGTTTCAACCTCTTTCTCGCCTGCGGCTCTTCCGAGGCGCATCAGAGTTGTACCTACCGGAATATTGTCTTCAAAGTCACGGTTGCCGCGCGAAGGGTTTTTCTTTCCATTCAGAGCGTAGGCAATAGGGTTATTGTCATTATCATGGCTGATTACACGGAACTGAAGAGGAATCAAAGTACTCTTGTTTGTACCTGTCTCATCATAGCCATAGATGCCATCTACCATAATAACATCACCATTATCGAAAGCTGCCGGATTCTCTACCACAAAGGTTACAGAGTTACCATTGGTCTGCTTATTAACCTGAGTAGTAAGTTTTGACATGATAGGCTTCTGACCGATAGAATAGTATTCTACTCGAACAGAGTCGATAGGAGTCATCTTCTTAGATGCACGTAAAATCTGATCAATAGGACAACTCTCCAATTTCATTTCTACGACTGTCGGGTTAACATGAGCTACATAGTAATCCCAGTTACCCATAGCTTCCTGTTGCTCCTGACTAGCACCCTGCCACTGAGGACCGGAACCACCTACACCGGGACCATCCAAAGGACCTGTCGCACCACCGCCACCTGCACCAGCAGGAATACCACCACCTGGTACAGGTGGAGCCGTTTCAGCCATTGCATAAGAGCTTCCACCACTAAGAATCATGACAAGCACCGCCATCATGAAACCAAACCATTTCTTAAACTGTTTCATAATCTATACATTTAAAATTATTAATTATAAATTTCTAATTCTACATTCCAATCATCTTGCTGTACACCTGTTCTGTACGGCTCTTTTCCTTTGGAAGTGATGGTGCACCACCGCCTCCATCGATGTTTATGTTCTTCTTGCCGCCCTGCTTGCCATCATGCAGTTGTTTCTGCTGGTCTATCTTCTCGTTCTTGCCACGCTTATAGCCTCGCTCTTCTGCATCAGCCACAGCCTTGTCGAAGTCCTTAATTTGGAAGAGGCGCAAGAAGTCTTCTTTCTTCAGATCATAACGAGCTGCACGCCATACAAAACCATCATCATCGTGATCCTCGCCATCATCGCTACGCTTGTAAAGCCACTCTATCAACTCAGTAATAGCCTCAGGCTTCAACTTCGCTTCTTTAATGGCTGCATCAAGTTCATCATCCGACTGCTTTATGTTGGCTGCAAGAAGATCCTTTTCTTTGGCAAGTTTCTCGCTGGCTTCAAGTTTTTCTTTTTCACTAGCCTTCAAACGAGCCTTAGCCTTCTCGTCACCATTGATGGCATCAATATAGTCCTGACCCATTTCATCAATAATGAAATCGATAAAATTGAAGTCGCTGCCATCGGCATTTTTCTTTGTAACAAGACCTGTCACCAGACTTGGAGCATGAGGGTTGTCCTGCAACATTTTGTTGAAGTCATCCATTTTCTGCTTATTCTGGTCATACTGGTCGTAATCGGTCGAAAGTTGACCATAAACAGCCTCATCATCGTCCATATTCAAGTCCGGATAACGCTGAGCAAGACGCTCTCTGAAAGAATCTCGCTTTGACTTAACATTCTGATTATCAATAGTTTCTTTTGCCATAAATATTCATTTTTAATATTTGTGTGCTAAATTAAGGAAAATTTCGCATTACTTTGTGATAAGTTCTGCATCTTGATGAATTAATTTTGCTGGTATGAAACATCTAAATTCCATATCCGAAATTTACCTTAAAAGAGATCAAGAAATGTATCTGCTCTTTCGTAAGGCCAAGAGGATGGTAGAATATCCTACCACCATGGCTAAGATATGCGATTACATCGCCAAGATGCCTGCCTCTTGCTATTATCTCGCCGATAGCACAGCCTATCGGTATGTATGTAAACGCATCAAGGGGGAAAAGCCTAAATTCGGCAAATACCAAGCCATGAAAGAAAAACTCTTTGAAGATTTCTATCAGGATTTCTTGCGTCTCCGGCAGATGGATCAATACAAGGAATACAATACCAAAAATCTTGTGTATGTATGCCTGAATCTTCCTGCACCCAATTTGGGTATGGCTCCACGCTACATACAGATGAAAATAAACAATTATTTCCGCAATAAGAAAACATCATTCATAACTCGATAAATCACTTCCATTATGCGTACATTATATATTACACTTCTCATCATCCTCCTGATGGCTTTCATCATTCCGCTTCATGCCTCGCTGGCTGTGTCTCCATCATCGCCATTATACACCCATTTCGCCTATATGTTCGGTCATGCCAACTTTATACACTGGGGTATCAACGGATGGTGCATATTGATGGTTCATCATCAGTTTCGCTTCCATCGCTTACTGGCTGCCTGGCTCTGCTCCGTCTTGGTGTCGTTCATATACTATCCGGCATTACCTGTATTGGGTGCATCCGTATTGATTTCTTTCTTCATGGGATTCTCTGCGCAATGGTATTATCGGTATCACCGCATCTACTTCTGGCAGATGGTGCTCGGTATGGCTATAGGTTTCCTTCTCCCTTACATAGCTGGTATCTTCCACATAGTCTTATTCTGTTTAGGTTTCATCTATGCCAAGGCAGAGAGATTTATCCGGCATGCCAACACACTTAACATTTAACATTCAACACTTAACATTATTCTATATAACGAATGCCAGTAGCAAAATCCTCCTTAAAGGTTCGACCTCAGCAGCAGATTTCTGATAAGAAACTCAAAGAGATTCTTGAAGAAGATAAGAGAAGACTCCAAAGTCTCCTCGCTACTTATCGTCCCATTACAGGAGAGAATGCCCCTGGTCTCCGCTTTGAATGTGTCATCTCGGATTTCTTAAAGGGAAAGAAACTCTGGCTCCCGGTGGAAATGCTGAAAGAAAAGAAGTTCTGCGCCATCATCAAGTGTGGTTCTATCGAGGCCTTCTGCGATAAGTACATGCCTGACTTCGACCAAGAGAAGGCTCGCGATGCAGTCTTCCGGTATCTCATCCGCCTGCGCTGTAAGCATGATTTCTATTTCTTCGCCTACGCCTATGCCCGAATCAAGAATAAGGATGGTGGTGAGGATATACCTTTTCTTCTTCGCAATGCCCAGATCAAACTAGCCAAGGTCTTCGAACAGTTACGCCTTCATAGTCAGTACCACTATATCCGTGTCATTCTCTTGAAGTGCCGCCAATGGGGTGGTTCTACCCTTACCGACATCTACATGGCATGGCTGCAGATCTTCTGGAAGACAAACTGGAATAGTAATATCGTTGGCCACCAGTCTTCATCTGCCACACAGGTATTCGATATGTACGAGAAGCTAATTAATGCCATTCCGACATGGCTCTTCTACGACATTGGTGTACCATTTAAGAACGACCCTCGCAAAATCAAGACATCAGGAACCATACAGAATATCAAGTATCTCATTCCACGCGATTGCAAGATACAGACGGGTTCTGCCCGTAACCCAGAATCTTGTCGTTCTGGTGATGCTGCCCTTGCTCATATTACTGAGGAAGCCTTCTTCCCTAACACCACAGAGTGGACTCCAGCTAAGGTGATCAAGGCTGCATCATCATCTATTCAGCCAGATCCTTTAACATTCATCGTCAGAGAGTCAACGCCTAACGGACGAGAAAACGAGTTCCACGATGCCTGGGTAGCCGCAAACTCAGTAGACAAAGACGGAAAACCTCTGTCTGCATTTACTCCTGTCTTCGTGGCATGGTTCGAAATTGAAAAATATATATTGCCATTTGCTTCCGAGGATGAACGTGCCGATTTCGCCATCTGGCTGTGGAAGAATCGCAATGACGAGCAAGGTCATGGTAAGTACTATTGGTGGCTCTACGAATGTAAGGGCGCATCCTTCGAGGGCATCCATTGGTATATCGAGAAGTCCAAGGAGTATGAGACTCTTGACGATATGCGTCAGGAGTTCCCTTCTGATGATGTAGAAGCCTTCCTCTTCTCAGGTACAACTGTCTTCGACCCATACAAGTTGAAGGAAATGGAAGAGGACTGCAAGGGTATTGAGCCTATCATGGTGGGTGACATTGAAGGTGACTCTTATGATGCTGCCGATGATGCTTGCATGAACAATATCCGCTTCATCGAGCGTTCAGGCGGCCCATTGAAGGTTTGGGCTGGACCAGACAACTCTGAGATTGTCAGACATCGGTATATCGTTGCCTGCGATATTGGTGGTTCTCATAAAACCTCCGACTTCTCTGATATAGTAGTCCTCGACCGCTACGATGAAATCTATGGTGGTGTACCGGAAATCGTAGCTGAATGGCATGGTCACTGCGATGCCGATCAGTTAGCCATGCGCTGCGCCCAGATAGCTCATTTCTATAATGATGCTTATCTGGTCATCGAGAACAATACCGCCTACTCGCGCATGAACAATACCGAGGGCAATCAGTCAGAGCTGTTCTTCCCTATCCTTCTGCCTCTATACGATAACCTCTATAGCGCATCACAATCCAAACTGAAGAAGGTGAAGAATATCGAAATGAAATGGGGATTCAATACCAACAAGGCAACCAAGGTGGCAGTAGTGAAGACCATGGCTCGCATCATCCGTGATGGTGGCTATATGGAACGAGAACTTGCGGCAATAGACGAATGTACCTATTTCCTCTATTACAAGCAGAACGACTGTTATGGAGCCGTAGCCGGTAAGCATGATGACCGTGTCATGGCGCGCGCCATTGCCCTCTACGTGGAAAAGGATATGCCAGCACCGGAAATCGTTCCATTCCGTTCAAAGTCAGAGATAGAGCGTGAACGTCTCCGCAACCGCCCTCCAGTAGTAGCTGAGTTGTCAGGCATAGGTGGCGGCAGCTAGTCTCTATCTAGCCAGCAGCATGATACATCCCCTGTATAGTCACCGTTCCAGGCGATTCTATCGCCTGTCCATATAAGTTAATAATTAAAAGTAAAAAGAAAAATGAAACAAAGTTATTCAAACCTGCTGCGTAAGATGCTCATAGCCATCTACCAGCCTATCGTCACTCGTATCGAACTCTTCCGTGCCACACGCATGTGGCAAAAAGGAGTCAAGGCAACCATTGCCAAGTATAAAGAATGTGGTGCGCCAAGATTCTACATGCTCTACGACCAGTCGCATAAAGATTGGGCGATTATGACCTACGATCCTAACCGCAAGTGCATGCTCGCCTATCGAAAATTAGTCCAAATGGGCAAGTGGAAAGCTACTCGCTATTTCAAAAATGTAGAAGACATCAAAGCCGCATCCTACTACTATACCCCTTCCAAGTGGGGAGCCATCGGCTGCGATGCGGACAACAAGGTGCGCACAACCAAACTAAAAAACTGGCAAGAATACTACATGTACCGAGTTTCTACCCTGATGTTTAAGTTACGCATATACAAGAAGGAACATGGTATTGACTAAACAAAAAGAAGAGGAGACCATCACGGCTTCCTCTTCACAATCTAACAACCTTAAAAACTAATAAACCTAAAAAAATAAAATAATCTAATCTAAGAACCGAACAACATTTCGTTCAATATTATAAATTAACTAAGAACTTCTTTTCTACATAGCTGCCGAAGGAAGAGCTGCCAAATCATTTGCTCCATCACTGGAATCCTTTAGATGCGTATCAGGTGCTGTTGCCTGTTGTTGCCCTCCATCTGTAGGCATCTGTCCATTGGCTGCTTGCTGTTCCTGAAGAGCTTCTAGCTTTTCCAGTTGTTCCTTGAAGTATTTTCTCATTCTTCCTGTACCAGGGAAATTAGCAACCGTAAGCATGGTATAAGGATCCATCTTGCCGCTCACCATCATCTGCCAAGCCATATCGTTGTTGGCTGCTCTGATAAGTGGACTGTATGCGTCCAAGTCGATAGAAACATCTAGATCCATATCTCTCATGGTCTCTGAATTGAAGTGAATTTCAAATTCATCACCTGTCAGTTTCACGCTGTCAGCATCGGTACAAGATTCCTGAATCAGGTAAAGTTTCTTCTTGGCCACACGTACCTTAAAGTTGTTGAAACTCTCAACAAAGTCCTGTATGGTGGTAGATGATGATTCTCTTTCCAACTGATATTGCTTACCGCTGGTATTCCGGTGCTGTCCTTGAAGAGCACCCTGCACACCACTTCCCTCGCTCGCCATCGTCTTGGCAAAGTTCACCATGAAGTCAACACCTGCCGGAATACTCTTGTTGACCAGTGTCTGCGGTGGTTTACCTCCATTCTTCGAGTTCCACAAGATAATACTATCCGTTTTGGTATAGTTCACCTGCATTTCATCGATGCTCTGTTTCTCGCTCAATGCGTTCTCGTCAACAAGCATCGTTCCCTTGGCACCATTCGCTACAATGAAGTTGATCATCATCATATAATGGTTCAAGGTGCGCTGGTTGTTTTCGGCTCGCATCGTAAAACTTCTTACTTCGCCATTCAAGCATGGATAGGCAACGAAGGTGTATGGATGGATAGAAGTTCTGAATCCGTCCCTGAGCACATAGTATGGTGATTCCCTGGCATCCAGCAGATAGCCATTCGGTGTGATATATCTTCTGAACCAGTAGGTTTCTGCCTCATCCTTAATTTCGATGGTCTTAAGTTCAGAAGGGTCTACATAGTAGATAGGCTCACCATCCTCATCGAGCACAGGTAGGCCATTTTCATCTTTCATGATGTTGGATTCCTCTATTTTGCGCTTCTTTTCCTCATAGAAGGCTCGCTGGTCAGGAGAAGCATAGCCGCAATCTCCACTCTCCCAGTCATGTACCCAAATGGCTGGTCTGGTTTCTTTTGTCCAGATTTCCAATACCCGGTACTTGCCTACTACTGAAGAATGGGTGAAATCATCAATTCCGGCATACTGGGCTTCACCAGTCGGGTGATAAGTCTGTTCGGGCGCAAAATGGTGCTGCGTCTGTAGATAGATCTCACTGAGTTTATTGGACTCTTCCTTGCTTCCATTTGTAAAGGTAGCAATAATCTCACGCCAAGTCAAATCATGAGCCTCAGCAATAAATTCCACATCGCTCAGGTCATATTTAAAGAAAGGTGGTAAAGCTAGCTTAAAGATGTCTACAGAATAGTCAAAGATACCATTCTTGCCATCCCTTCTGCCATAATAGGTTTTCATGGCTACAAAGGCGAAGACACAGAAGGCATAGAACATTCTCGCATCTAACTCTTGCCTGTCGTTCAAGTTGTCGTTCTGACGAAGATATTCATTAAAGAAACTGATATAGTCTTCCTCGTTTGGATCCACGGCACTACATGTAGCAGTACTGCGCTGCTGGCGCACAAGACCTACGAGCGAAAGCAATTTGTCTCCGATTACATCGTATTCCAGTATTGGCATACCTTTCAGTTCCATATACTGCCGGATGGTAATCTTTCTTCCGTTCCACTCTATCAGCTCTTCCAACTGCCTTCCCATCACGAAGTCTTGCGCTCGCTTCCACTTCTTTCTCAGTTCTGCACCATCATAGAAGTATTGGCAAGCCCATTGCAGCAACAGAAGATTGCTTTCGCTCTGCGTAAACCGCTCCCGGCTCACTCCTTCAAGTGAGTCTGGTCCCGGCTCTGCATAGTTCGATATGTCATTTATTACATGATTGTCAACCATAATTCTTAATTTTTCGCCAAAAATACCACATTTTTCTCGCTTATTAGTGATAAGTTGCGCAACTTAACATTACTTTTTCATATTTTCTCCATATTTTTGTTCCGTATTTCATTTAAAACGTTTTAAATCATGGGTAAATCAATCAATGTACATGAAGCCTGTGTCATTACTAAAGATGATAAAGGCAACTTGTCTCTGGTAGGAAAGGCAAAAGAAGCCCTTACCTCCTTAGATAAGCACAAGGTTGCTATCCACATCAAACTCTGCGATAGCAAAAAAGATGATGTAGAAAAGTTCCTTCAGGAAAATAATGTTCCTTTTACCTCTATCACCGCAAAGGGGGAATCACCAGAAGGTAAAGATGAAAAGGGCGAGAAGAAGAATGATTCTACAGTTACCGTTGTTCCTAGATCCAAGTTCGTCACGCTCGATGGCGATTGGTCCTGGTGTTTGGATAGCATCGTCCAACGGCTCTGGGGCGAAAAAAAGAAGGAGAATCCGAAGAGTGAGCAGCAGCGCATGGATGACAGCATGGCTGATTACATACGCTGGGCATCACCAAAGAAAAAGGAACCAGAGAATGCATCTGGTACTTCTCTCGGATAACATCGCTCCAATGTCTTCAACTTTAAACACACAAATGATTCATTAATCATAACTATTATAAATTTATTTGGATTTAGATTTTTTATAACTATCAAAAAGGGACTCGCTGTGAAGCAAGTCCCTTTTTCTATGTGTGGAAATATTGAACATAAAAACGAATTGGCAAAGCCTATTTTCGAAAATATAGAACATTTTCTAGAGTGAAGTAGCCCGAAGGCTACTCCATTCCGTTCAACGTTTTAAGCAGCTCCTTTCTGGTATTCCGAATCTCTACCAGTTTGGCAGCATCGTTTGTACCATCCATTTGCTTCTTAGCCTTATTCATCTTCCTCTTGGCAGCAGAGATAGCCTTTCTGGCCGCAAACAGTCGCTTGTTGGTCTTGCTGTTCTTAAAGGCATTTGCCTTCGCCTTATCAACATCCTTCAAACGCTGATACTCCTGATAAGTCTCCATGGTTCCGTTCCAGACGTTCTGTATTCTCCAGTCCTCCGTCACGTCCTCTGCCTTAGCCTTCATCAGGTACTTGCTTTCAGCCTTCTCCATTTCCTTCAAGTCTTCATCACCGTTCAGATAACCCTGCACCATGTCCAGAGCCTCCTTCTGGGTGAAAGCCTTGTAATCACTCTGCGAGAGGAATTTCTTCATCTTCTGGCGCATCTTCTTCTTTTCCGTGATACTCTTGGCAGCATCAAAGCGTTTACTAGCCTCCTGTAAGGAAGTCACTCCATCGCTCATTTCTGCACTCTCCAGTGCCTTCACCGAACCGATGACAGCCTTAATCTGAGCCTCAGGATCAATACCATTGCGCTGGCAGCTCTGATAGGTCATCACCACGCCCTCCATGTCACCGCTCAGGATAAAGTCCTTGAAGTAACTCTGAGCCTTCCATGGAGAGAAACCCTTGCTGGAAGGGAAGAAGAAATCAACGGCCTTGAACTCCTTATTCTCCTGGCTCGGAATCAGGAAAGGTGCCCAGTACAAAGCATCCTTATAAAGCAATCCGATGGTCTTGCCATACTTGCGCTGAATCTCTTGATCCGCATGGCTGGCTTGGAAATCGCTCAGATAGTTTATATCATCCAAGGTCATTCTCACCATAGGGTTAGCCTTACCTATCATTCGCTGAACCATAGGTCCAGGGAACTCTAGTTCTCCCTTATGATTGAAAAGGTATTCCGGAACCTCACGGAACTGCTTACCATGTCTCACATACATTTCTGTACCATCTTCATATCTGCCTAAGAAGATCTTGCTCTGCTGGCCAAGGCTATTGCCTCTCATCAGATAGTCATACCATTTCATGCCCTCGTCACCATAAGCCAGTTCATACATGCTCTTATAGCTTGGGTTGGTCTTCCTGACCTCCTCAGCCTTTTTGCGCTCCTTCTCCTCGTCCAGGGCACGGAAGGCAGCATTGATGCCATTGGCAATACCCTCATAAAATACCATGAATCCGATACCATAACAGAGCAAAGCAGAAATCTGTCTGCTTCTTCTGCCTTCATCCTCCGGTGTAAGTTCCTTATGTTTGAGCCTCTTGTAATACTGTTTGAAGTTCTCAAAGGTAGCCTCATTCCATATAGATCCATAACCGGTTAATGCCAGGAAGTGACGTGTAGTAGAAGCATTCCAGTCTGGCGAAAGAAGAACTCGTCCGGCATAACGCAAAGTTCGATGGCTGGCTCCCAACACATCCCAGTGCTGACCGCCAAACATATCGTTCACAAACTGTCCGTCCTCGTCCAAAGCCCGGCTCAGTTCCTCCTCAGTCCAACCCTTCTTCTTGGCACGCTCTTTGGTCTTGTCTGCCCTCATACGATAGGTAGCAAGTTTCAGTCCGTCATGAAGAAAATCCCACAAAGCTACATCCATGCCCTTATTGATGAGCGAAAGCATCTGCGTTGCCACCTTCAATGGCATAGAAGCCGCAGCCACCGTTCCGGAAATTTTATTTCCGTCCTTCAACTTCTTCTGCACCCTTATCATCGCATCGCGCATATTGTCGAACATGTTCTGCACATCCGCTGCAGCATAGTCGTTAGTCGCTCCGAACTTCACCAGATGGCTAGCAGCCTCTTGGAAATCCTCAGGATTGGCGAAGCAAGGAAGTTCATGGTTCTTGGCTGTATCTGCAAAGATATACTTCATAAAGTTGGCCATAGCCTTCTTAGGTCCAAACTCCACCATATTCTGTACCATATAAACCTCCGTCAATGCTCCAGCATGGAAACCACTAAAGCCCAATTCCAGTTTCTTGGCACTAGAAGCAAGCGTATCAAACGTTTTCCAGAATGGGGAAGACTGATAGGTATCAAATACGACCCCGAATCTGTCACCGGCACTAGCCTCACTATAGATCACCTTTTCGTTGTCAGTGATAGGATTCTTCACCTTCACTTGCTTTGGAGATACATTATATACCCATACAGGGCCTACGCCCGGAATCTCGAAGTACTTATATTGCTCCAAATTGAATGGAGCAGAAGAAGAAAGTAGTGGATCAGTAGAAATCACCTCTCCTTTTTCATTCCGCTCAATCACGTTCAGTCCGGCCAACTCCTGCAACATGGTCTTGTTAGCCCAAGCCTCAATATTACTTCTGCTGTAGTAGGCCATCATTTTCGTGATGTCGGTAGTCTTTGGCACAAGTCCGGCATAAATACCTTCCATTAATGTGCTGATGGTTCTCGGCTTCTCATTCGGACTCTTGGTGCGCTGCCTATTCTCCACAAAGGTAGCATACGCCTCAGGATCAGATTTCTCTTTATCCCAAATATGATTTACGTAGTCAACATTATAACCAGTGCCAGCTTTCAAAGTATGATTATCCATCAACCAGTCGTAGGTATAGTTATACCAGTCACGGATGGAATCAATGGCAGCCTGCATTTCAGGAGAAAGTTCCTTATAATTGATACGTCCAGGCACTACCCTCTCTTTTACGAGTTTCAAAACATGTTTACTGAGGATGTCCGTTCCATCACATGGTACAAAACCTTCTTCGCCCTGGTGATTGGCATTGATAGCCTGTGCCATCTTGCTTGCCACCTCGCTCACAGCCTTAGGATCATCGTATACCTCTATCTCCTTGCCTTTTTTAATCTCTGTATGCTTCTTTGCTGTCTCGGTAATCAAGTCTGTCACATATGGCTGGATAGCCTCAACATCAGCTGGCTGGATATGGATATGTCCCTTATCAAAGACACCAGTGGCATTCAGATTGTGCGCCATGTCACGCAAACGTCTAGGAGCCTCTATTATATAAGGTATAGTCTCAGCCAGTTTTTCTGCCCGGTTTTTCTTTCCCTTGTAATCAGATAGCAACTTGTCAAAAACACCGCTATCAGCCATCTTCTCGATTCTGTTCTTCACATCATTGATATAGATAGCATCATCAGCACTAGCCTCTTCCATGTTCTTTCTACGATGGATAACGGCATGCTTAACGGTCTTTGCTGCACCTTCCTTGCTCACGTCAGTACTGGTCACTTCAGCCAAATCCTGCATCACTTGCTGCTCCAGTGCATCAGCCTTCGGATTGGTCTCTGCCGGGTAAATCTTACCCTCATACAAGTCCAGATCGGCTTGTTGCTGCTCCAGCAGATCATGTTTGGCCAGCCAGTCCTCATACTTGCGTTTCACCTCCTCCTGCTTCTTCTTTTCGAAGGCAAACATATCTGGCAAAGGGTCTTCCTGGTCCTTCATGGCTGCCTGCCATTTCTCATATTCATGAATACGATTCATGTAGGCATCATCCTCTTCATTTTCCATTCGGATAGGCATACCAGTAGGTTCCTCGCCAACAAGGTGGTGGCGTTCACGCCAGTCTTTATTGAGCTGTGCCCATTCCTTTTTGCCTGCTTCATCCTTATCAATGTCGTAGAACATTGGAGGCTCTGGGTTCTCTTTATCCTCGCGTGCATTCTGCCATTTGCGCCACTCCTGTACACGTTTCATGTACTGAATAGTGCTTTCGCCCTTCTTCTGGCGTGGTTTACCCTTACCTGCACCATCAGATAGCGCATCCTTGATTTCAGCATTGCTAGCCTGCTTCATCATGGCTTCCTGCTTCTCCTGAGGCATTTCGTCCCAAACGTGAAGAGCCTTGACAGCCTTCATCAGATAGTATCTCAAATCCTTGTCATTGAGAAGTCCCGGCACACGAACACCCAGCTTCTTAAGCACATTGATAAGATAATGCTTAATCTTGGTCCAAAGAGAAAAGTCCTCAGCAGTCTTAGGACCCTCCTCGGCAAGATGAGCGATATACTCCTGCGTTCCCACATTCATGCGGTCAGGGTTCTTCCAGTCTGGATCATATTTATTGGCAAAGTCAATAATCTTGCCTCGAACATCCTTACCTACGGAACGATAAACGAAGTTGGCGAACTTTCTCACGCCATCTTCGCCACCAAGAAGTACTTCCATACCCTCATGGCCTATCTTCTCATGCAGCACCGTTCTCTCAGCCTCGTTGGCATCCTCACAGTTCGGCAGATATACGTGAACGGTATGAGTCTCCGGGTCATACCATCCCTTGGCTCCCTGCTCCACCTCTGAGCGATATTCCTCAGGCACATCATCCAAAGAAGAATAAACAGTAGCCTCAGCACCACCCAGCTTGTTGGCTGTATTCACCACCGAATCAGCGATTTTTCGCTCATTTTCTGCATTTTCTGCTGTTTTTTCTTGCTCAATTGAGAAAAAGTTTATACCTTTGCCATCAGAAAGGGGTGAACCAGAAGACGCTTCGGGCGTAGGGAGAAGGGAGTTCTTAATCTCCATGACTCGCTGGTCAACCCCCTTTTTCGTCTTATAGTAGCTTTTGGCTGTAAGATTACCCTTCTTATCACTATAGATCTCCGCCAGATTTAATGTACCATCCTCAGCTTGCTTCAAGAAGAAGAAAGCCTTGCGATTATCCATCTTCTCGATGCCATACACCACTTGCTCAGGATTCATGATAACATCCACCATGGAGCGCAAATCTTCCTCTGTCAAAGGAATATTTCTTCCTGGGTCCTTCTCATTATCTCCAAAGTGGTCTTTGTTCATGTGCTTCAAGTCAGAAGGATTCAGAACAAAGTCTATCTTATCTTTCATCTTCAAGCCCGACAAATCTTCCAGGAACTTCTTGCCCTCTTGCGTAAGAGTACCTATAGACTGAGGTTTGCCATTAAACTCGCCACTCTTTGCCTTATTAAACAGTTCCACCACCTTATCCTTTGCAGCCTTCAAGCCAATTGTGGCAGAGCCGAGACGAGGTTTCACATTAGACTTCTTACCATACACCTTGGAATAATGCACACCATCATTCTCGCCTCCTACGATTCTGCCTCTGTTATCAGTCTCCACAAACGGCACACCTCGCTTCTCCAACTCTTTTCTCAGACTTGGAGTAACCACATTCGAAGGCATAGTGATATTCTTGCCCTTGAACATATCATTGACGATAACATCAGCCACCTCGCTGTCAGGCACGATACGCACAGGCTTATCCCAACGAGAAAGCACCACCTTGCGCTTGCCTGTCAGCTGTCCTTGGATGATACCAGCCTTCCACTCTACTTCGCCCACGGCATCCTTGGCTTTATCAGCCTTGTAGCCACTGGTCAGCTCGCTCTTTGGCACCTCAACCTCTACAGTTACGATGTTAGGGCGATTCTGAGCCTCGCTAAACTGGTCATTCAGTGGAGTGCGAGAAGTATGAAGGTAAGGATTGTAAGCAGCCTTAAGCGACTTACCGTTACCCTTATTGAGGGTAAACATACCCTTATCATCAGCAAGCTCTGGTCGCTCGTCTGCCTGTTCCCACTTACCGAGTTCGATAGGTTGCACAAACTTGCCCTTCACCTTTGCAGCCATCGGTGGATAGAGTTTTCCATCCTCGCCTACCTGCATGGCACGATAAACCTTCACCGTGTCTTCCTTATCCAGCTTCTTGATGGTCTCAGGGTTTTTCACGATGCTATAGCTAGTGTCACCTACATTCATCACGATCTGCTCGTCACGGTTCACGTCTTCCGTCTCCTCTGCCAGCGAGTTTCTGCGTTCCTCATCGGTCATACCCATACGAGATTCAACGTTGCGAGCCTCAACCTCGCCAGCAAGCGACTTGTAACTATTGTAATCATCATTCTTCTTAACCTCACCTCTAATCAATCTTGGACTACCTCCCCTTGCGAAGCCCTCAATATGCTGGATAGCATGCTGAATCTCATGATTCAATATACTATTCATATATTTCAGCTCATCAGCATGAATGGTAATGATGTTGGTCTTGGCATTATATTCGCCATTTGAAGGCATATCGTTCATAATGGCATCCGTATCAATACGCACATCCTTCAACTGAGGATAAGCCTCAAAGAGTCCAGGCGCATCAATGACATCAGCAAGTTTACCATCATTCCAAAGCATATCATCATCAAAACGCTTAACAATATTTCCACCGCCAATATCCTTCATATCCTTGATCTTGGCATCCGGCATTTCGTATCTCCACTTGCCATCAGCACCTCTCTCCCATCCGGTAGCCAGCTTGATAGCCTTGGCATCCTTCTTGCCTCGCTCCATCTTTTCTGCCACCTTCAAGTTATCCATGCGATAGGTCTTTTCTTCAGCCTTGTCTGCCTCAGCCGCACCTTTCTCGCCACCAAACATGAAGCGAACATCCTGCTTGCGAGAATTGAAACGCTTAGAAGGAGGAATAACGTCACCATTATCATCATAGGTAACAAGGTCGTTCAACTTTCTATTATTCTTGGCATTCTTGTATTTATACTCCTTGCCATCATCAAAACCAAACTCGTTTGCGTCATTACCATCCCACCACAGTTGAGTAGCCGGAACTTCGTCTTCAATGATACGATATTTGCCTTCCAGTCGGTTCGTTCCGTGCATTTCGGCATATTTCTTAGAAGGAGTAACCCAGTCACCATTACGTAACTTGCCTTCCTTCACAGAAGTAGGAACGGCACGATAAACCTTTACCTTAACATCCTTCTCGCCATTCTTAATGGCATCAATAGCCGTATTGATAGCTTTCACAGATTCCAATCCATGAAAAGTGTTCTGCGAATAACGCTCAGGGTGAGAGAAGTAATCGTCTGGCTGAGGAGTATAACCCAAGGCAATATCTTCCAGGTTCACATCCGAGCCGCTAGATTCCCAATCATCACGTCTCGCCTTGTCGCTTTCATATCCAGGGTTTCCCGGAGCAGCCCAGGCACCTACACCCTGATATGCGCTTTCGGTATCATCATAGCCCTTGCGTCTGGCAGCTTCATCAAGCATTTCCCTGGCAGTAGCATCATCACCCTTGGCAAGAGCATCCATATACTGCTTGTCAAGTTGATCATCAGGAATCAGAGAAAGTTCCTCCAAGTGCTTTTGTCGCTTGGCTTCCTCTTCCTCTGCTCTCTTTCTAGCAGCTTCCATGGCGTTACGCTGCGCCTCCATCTGCTGCTTGCGTTCCTCTATCATGGCATCAACGTCACCAAAGTTCTCCTTCAAGGCTTCATTTACAGGCACGGTGTACTTAAGAAGTTCCTTGAAAGAGGAAATCTTATCTTCATTTGCCTGCAACAAATGGCGTTTGATGTTTGCTCTGGCACGTGCAGCCTCAGCAGTAGAACCCTTCTTAATAGCATTGGCATACATCGCCACATCTGCCTCATCTACACCAAATTGCTGAGATACAGCCTTAATTTTATCCTCCACAGATAAATTTCCACCATTTTCCTTGGCAGTTTCAGAATTATTATCTACCTTTGCACGCATAAAAGCATTTCCATCATTGTTATGTGCTCCTTCGGGAGTGTTTGTGGAGTTTTCAACTACCCTAGACGTCTCTGATGGATTTGCTTTTTTATTTGAATAGAAATCATTAAAAAATTCCTTGTTATTCTTTGGTTCTGTTACTACAGTGTATTTTACTTGTGAAGTTGGATCTACATAAACATAGGCAACTCTGCCATTATCGCTTACTTTGCGTTCACCTTCTTTTAATACTGTAGGAATCAGCAACAAATCATCAACATTTAAAGAATTAGCTTTTACACCATAATGACGGAATACGCTATGCTTTGTTCCTGCATGATTATCATTTCCTTGGCGCATGATGATTTTATTGCTTCCATCTTCACGCTCCACGGTTAATGATACATTATCCTTTTTCCCAGAATAAACATCAGCAACTGCCTGTTGAGCCTCATCAAGTTCTCTACCTTCTAGTTGTGTAGAAATGTCCTTCATACGTTTCTTAGTAGTAGAACCCATAAACTTGATGTCATCAGCATTCTCTGCCTCATGAAGTTTAGTTCGTGGATCCACCCCATTCGCCAAGTCTCTCAACACAAGATTACGAATATCCTCCAAGGTCATTTTCTTAATGTCCTCAGGCTTCCACTTCGTAAATGTATCAAGAGTCCAATACCAGAACTTCTTCAGCCACTCCTTCAACTTATTGATAACGCTCAGTTCCTTGGCTGTATCAAGCGGATTCTCCTTGATAGCATCCTTAGCCATCTGTTCCAGGATGGCAGCTCCATCCTCACCGGTCAAACGAGCAAAAGCCTCATCGCAAATCTGCTCATCTGTCAGATGATTATAGTTAGGATCCTGCTTCAAATCGGCAAAAAGCTGGGTCTGCATGATGAGTTTATCACCATGCTCTATAAGTTCCGGATTCATGTTTTTAGCAGCAGTACGCCAAAGATGTTGATACTCATGGATAGGAGTATTAGGATTCAGATGCTCCTGGTTCAGCACAATCTGCTTGCCATCAGTGTAGCCATAAACCACACCCTTACCCTTCAAATACTGCACTCCCGGCTCAGCAACAGCCTTCAACTGATTATCTAACTCAACATACTTATGGAACAAGTCATCAAGTGTATCTTGATACTTTTCAAAGGATTTATCCCTGTAGTCAGTCCAAACATCATCTGGAATATCGTTCTCAGAAGATAAGCCATGCTGATCCATATAGTCCTGCATTAACTGATTTTGATACTCTGCGCGCTCTTTCTTCTTGGCATTATAGGAATCCTCGGTTTCTTTAATCTGCTTCTCTAACTCGATTCTCTTATTGAGCAGAGATTCTGCCTTATAAGGGTCAAACTCACTAGGAACATCACCCTTTACGTCCTTAATCTGATCCTCAAATGGCTTATTGAGATTAAAGGCCTTGTAGTTTCCTATCTTCCAGGCATTGGTATAGTACTTGCGCCACTTCTCTGCTAAGTCCTTCTTCTCAAAGTACTGAGGAGGTTCGTTCGGATTATCCATATTTACGATGGCATACTGCTTAAATTTGTCCGGTCTGTTCCCTGCAGCCCAGTCATAAGCAGCCTTGGCCGCCTCCTTCTGCTCTGGAGTCTTGATATAGAAGCGAAGACGAGGATCATTCAAAAGCATTTCTACTGCCAGGTTATCCTGCGCCTCAGCCACCTTCTCCATATCCTCATTGCTAACAACCTTCACAGGGATGCCAGCATTCTTAAGCATAGTAGAAACTGCATCATAAGCCACCTTCTGCGCCTCAGTCAGATTCTCCGGCTTCACCTCCTTCACATCGCGGTCAAATTTCGCCTGTTCCTTCTGCACCTCCTCAATATTCTCGTCTTGATTCTCATCAGAATTATATCTTTCACCTTCCTCAATTCGAGACTTGATGATACCAGCCACCTTTTTCACATTATTCATGGTAATCTGTGGCAGTACCGATATAGGATTCACATCACTATATTGTGATACATTTCGGTAGTCATTATCCAAAGGCTCTAATCTGTCTCTCCAATCACTGCCCTTGTCGGCATAAATCCAGCCATAACCATATTCCTTGAAGTCAACATGAACACCTTCAAGCCCTACATCAGCCAGAGCAGAATCCAATTCACTCTCAATAGCGTTAATAGCATCAGTCAAAGGCTTGATGAAGGCTCGCCTCTCGCTATATGATTCATCCTTCTTCTTAGCACTCTTTGCATACTCCAACTGCCCAGATAGATAGCCATGCCCAAGATTGCTTGCGAGCAGGGCATCAGTCAGTTCCTTCTGTGCCTTAGCAATAGCTTTCTTGTCACCGCTATTAACAGCATTTCTCAAAGCGTCAGCAAAAGGAGCAATTGATTTCGTTTCTTGCTTCAGGAACTCGGAATAAGCAGCAGCATTCTTACGCTCTGCCAGATCTTCCCTACGCTCATACTCATCAGCGGTGAAATACTCAAATTCCTCGTCAATATTCTGTAAAACATCAGAAACTTCCTTAAACTCCTCATCGGAAAGAGTCTTCAAGAGTTCATCCATTTCATGAGCAACATCAACTTCTGGTACATCATTAGGATCTACTTCTCCCTGCTCCATCAAGTCCCAGTACTCCTTCTGCTCTTTTGCCAAATCCACAATCTTGTCAAAGGCCTCACTATGAGCACCGTCTTGCATCATTTCTTCCTCATAAGCAGCACGCTGTTCCTTCTGTACCATAGCATACTCCGCAAAAGGCTTAGTCTTGCGGTCAGAAGACTCCAGCCACTTGTCAAAGGTAGCCTTAGGCACAGAAGTAACCTTACCAAGTCCCTTCCAGCCCTTGGAGTAGTTGGCAAGATAAGCCTCTGTAGCAGCTTCCTCAGAAGGATAGCCATACATCACCTTATGCTCGTCAAACTCACCAGTCTCTGGGTTCACCTGGTCAACAACATAAACGTTACCATCAAAAGTATCAAGGTCTGCAGCATCATTGATGAACATATCAATATGGTCACCATCAACGCCAATTTTACCAAGAATATAGCCATAAGTATCGTGCAAGATCACGCTCCAAGGCTTACCCTGCTCGTCCTTACCGCTACGAGTCACGCCCTTTGGTGTTTCTACGGTATAATCGTAGCCACCAAAGGACAAATGACCCTTTTTGTAATTGCCAGCCTTCTTCTGAGCCTCTGTTGGTTCGGTCTCAGTTTCGGCAATGGCACTCTTTAAACGTTCTCCGAAGGATGCTTCTTGCGGTAGATGTGAGCCTCGAACAGCTGAGCCTTCGCTAGGTTCCATGCTGCCAGTCTCTTGTCGCCCTTTGCGTCCGCTATCAGAGCCTTCTCCAATCTCGGACTCAGAAGATGCTTCTCCGTTACCAACTTCTTCGCCTTGGCTATTTCCTTCATCAACTCCTCTCCGTGAAGAGTCGCTACCCAGGCTACTGCCTCCTCCATATCCTTCTTCATTGCTTCTGTCATCATAATCAGTTAATTCTGGTAAAATTGATTTAACATATTGTTTGTACTCTCGATCACGATCCTCAATCTCCATCATACGGTCAAATTCAAGTCCATTGATGTGATCAAGTTCGCTTTCAGGCGGCAAAGATAACTCTTTTTCGTGAATATACGATTTATATTTCTCAATTTCTGCCTGTCTTTCGATAATTTCTCGCTCTTTCTGTGCTTCGTAATACTCTTCCTCGCTTGAAAGTTCATCTTCTGCAGCAGCTATGCGGTTCATCAGAGCCACATTTCTCATTTCCTTCACGCTGTCATAAGACTTGAACATATCAAGAAGGGCATTACGAACATCCTGGTCTGTATATCCCATATCCTGCAAGTTTACAGGAAGGTCATTATATACTCTCACGGCAAATTCGTTAACCGACATACCGGTTCCTTTCTTGGCAATAAGATAATTGAACTTATTAGAATCATACCCCTTGCCAATACCAAACTTAAAATTGCTCTTGCCCAACTCAGATTGAAGAGATTCTGGATTCAAGCTATGAGGAAGCAAAGACTCTGACACAGCCTCTTCGAGAGTCTGAGGAGTCAAGTCCATCACATCAACGGAAGCATCCTTATATATTTCATGGATAACATTCATATCGTTCTTCTTCAGCGCATCAGCCACCAATGCCTTGCGTTGCTCTGAAGGTGTCATGCCCAGTTTCTCCATTTCCTGCTTGCTAACTTCTGTTTTGTAGAGTCTGCTGAGTTTATTAGCCTGAGCCTTCAAACCCTTGGCAGCAACAGACAAATTAGTCTTCAGGGCCTCCAGTTGAGCCTTTGTAGTATTCAATTCCATAAGTTGGCTAGGGTCCAGCTCTGTTTCGCCATTGATATACTGATTCAGCATATCATTCACACCATTTATCTTGCGCTCCACATCCTCCTGGGTATGATAGATGTCCTTGCGTTGAGAGGTAATATAGTCGGTAGCCTTATCCATAGTTGGATATTGCTTCTTCAATTCAGCATCTTCAAGTACGAGCACATGGAAATCATCAGATGGCACGATGGCTGATTCATCAACACCAGCCTTCTCTACCTCAGCCTTGCGCTCCTCCTTCATAGCTTTCACCTCATCAGGAGTCATCACACTGTTTCGGATAGTATTCCAGTTCTTGAAACGAGCATCAAGATCAGCAATCTGCTCATTAACCAGACTCAACTCATCCTCCACCTTCTTAGCTTTTTCCGGGTCAAGATCGGCATTGGTATCAAGCCAGTTCTGATATTCAATAGCAGCCTTTCTCTTGTTGGCAAGTTGCGTTTTGATGTCATCACGGCTGCCATTAACCAGATTCAAAAGTTTGCCATGGTCTTCCCCAAACTGCTCCTGCAGATACTCAGCGGCCACATTTGGATCTGTATCCTTAGAAGAATAGTCCGGCTGGCCCTTGCTCAGTCCCACGATGCCATTGGCATAACGCTGTTTCTTATCAGCCTCAGCCTGAGAAGCTGCTTTCTGCTCACGTTCATCATCCTCGGCATCCAAATGCTCATTAATGGTATTGTCGAGCGCATTCTTGCGCCATGCTGCAAACTCTTCTTTAGATAGGGGAAGATAATCTTTGCCATCAGTAAGTACAATCTTTCCGTCCTTGCTATATCCGGCAAAGGTCATGTTGATATTAGCATCACCCTCCTCCATGGCAACTGTTACCTGATCATTCGGCTTCAAGCCACTACCATCAAACTGACTGATAAACTGCTGCGCTCTTGCATCCTTCTGCTGAACCACCGCATTTTCGATGTATTCATCAAGAGAAACAGGAGTGCCCACCTCTTTTATCTCGGCATTAGATACTTGCTTAATCATAGGCTGTCCCTGCTCATCTGGAACGACAACAAAGGCTCCACCATATTCGTTAGCCTTCTTCAGGAACACCTGTTTTCCGCTATCCAGAGTAGCTGGCACGATGTTTCCGTCTTCCGTCTGGTATGGCCAGAGCTGCTCCTTTAGGGCATCACCATAACTATCATCAGCATGCTGCAGAGCATCAATAGCACCCTTCTTGGCATCCATAGCCTCCACATACTTACTGATAGCCTCTTTCTGTGCTGGAGTCAAACTACTTGCACGCTGAGCCACAAACTGCTCCATATCTCTACCTTCATTATAGGCATTGGCTACAATATCAGGCATCTTCTCATTGTCAGCAAAAGTACGCTTCAAACGTCCTGTAGCTAAATCACTATTATAGTCGATAGCCTGCAAAGCCTCAGAATCCCCATTCTTATAGGCATTCTGTCCCATAACAAAAGCATCAGAAGTAATAACATCAGCAGATGAGTTATCTACATTTACAGTCGAACCGCCTTCACCTTGACTAGATGAAGCATCGGTATTACCTTGATAAGATGAAGAACCTTCTGAAACAGGAGGCTCCTGACCAACAGCAGGACCCTCTACAGAAGCAGATTCCTCAACAGGAGTAGCTGGTTTTGCGCCATCAACATCACCCTGCTCTATACGTTTTTTATCATCCTCTATCTGCTTCATTTCACGTTTCAGTTCAATGGAATTGTAAAGTTCCTTAAGATAAGACTCTACCAATGGCGAATATTTTTTATCTTTCGACTCCAAAGCCTTACGAAGTGTACCGCGCGCCACGCCATGGGAATCCTCAAACGTGTTGACAAACTCCCTCATCACAGAACTGTTTTCCAAAGCACTGTCATAATAATGACGATAGGCATTAACCTGCTTCTGCTCCTCGTCAGTAAGGATAATACCCTTCTGCTGCTTATCCATGATCTCCTTGATGGCACCAGCATTCTGATGAAGGTAAACCGCTGCCTTATCCTCATCCGTCAATTTCTCACCCATATTATATTTCTGGGCTGCCTTGTTGTATAAGCCTTCAAGATGCTCCTGCGTAAACTCATTGTGGAACTCAGTTTCCAGTACAGAAGCCAAACCAAGAGTCTTCTCATACTCCAGTTTCTTATCTGCCTTCTGAGCCTCATCAAGAGAAGCAAACTCCTTTCTCTCAACAATACCGCCATCCTTATTTAAGGTTTCGAGATAAACCTTGCCACCATTATCCATTGGTTGCACGATGATGGAATCTACAATAGGCGAGAAAGAAGAAGGGCGTTTGCCTTCTACAACTGCCATCATCTTAGCCTTCAACACCTCCGGCACGCTCTTGTCGTTCATCAGGTCCATATACTTCTGGGTTAACTGCCCATCAAGTCGCTGGGCATTCTCACCAACCACAGCATACTCCCCGATGCCCACCTTCTCAAAAGCATCACGAAGACCATCATAGCCGAATCTCTTCAACTCGGCAATATCCTGATCAGAAAAGTCAAACTTCTTGTTAAACTCCCTTGCGTCCTTGAATCGAGCATACTTGCCCACCATGCCCGGCAAGCCGATAGCAGTAAGGTTCGCCATGCTCTCCAAGAAAGTCTCGGCAGCATCCTTACCGGTAGGCTTGAAGTTCGGATCCTGCGCCATACGCTCCAGCATCTGATGACCAGTCATAATACCGGAATCCACAACCTTACCACCAATATCAGCCAGAATATTGGTAGCTAAGCCTCTGCCCTTGCCTAGCATATTAGCAATAGTATTACCCTGCATGATAACACCTAAGGCACTCTGTTGTGTTCCCTCTAATAAAGTATCAAGCGCAATCTTCCACCCAGAAGGATTGTAAATCTTGCCATTCTCATCAAACTGACCTGTACGATAAGTTTCATCAATAGGCTTCGAGATTGCAGACTGACCGCCAAAGGTAACTGCACCATGCGCGGCTCCACTCTTCAAAGCCGCGGCCTTACTCTTACCGATAAGCACCTTGGCAGCTCGCTCAGCCATCTTGCGCTCCATACCCTTAGCCATGAGGTCACCAGCCAGTTTACCCTCTGCCTTGGCTACCATGCTCTTAGTCAACTTGCCACCTGCGGCTCCCGGCAGCCAATAACTCCAGGCATCACCTGCAAAGGTTAGCGCACCACTAGCCACGTTCTCCCAGAAGCCAGGCTGATACTGCTGATTGGCAATATCCTCCAGCCAGTTCTGGTAATCCGTCTGAACAGCCTTGCGAGTAATCTTACCCACAATAGTGTTACCCAAACCAGTCTTCATGATGTACTCAGCACTACCCTTAGGCATCATACCCTTAATCTCTAGCTGGTCGAGTTCATTCTTAAGAACAGAATTGATCATCGGCTTGAACTGCTTAGGATCACTACTCTGAGTGCCATTCAAGCCATATCGCTGCATCACCTTAAATGCCGCATTGCTCATATCATTCAGGAACTCCGGATTCCGGTAGAGCCTGCCAAACTTCTTCTGCAAACTAGAAAGCACCTTTGCAGGATCCTTGGCCTCGTTTGCCTCATACTGAGCACCAAGTGCTGTACCTAGACGAAGATTAGCCGGAATAAACTGGCTTCCTTCCATTCCCTCCGTAAATGCCTTACTGCCTGCCTCCTGAGCCTTGTTGTACTCATCCACTACAGATGGATTCACATACTTACTGATAACACTAGAAAGAGCATCATTGATGTCCTGATTCATCAGTCTGTCCTGTACATTCTCATCATGCGAATAGAGGCGTGTAGCAATACCCTCAGCGATGTCACGATATTTCGGACCATACTTGTTAACCAAACTCTGTACCATAGCTGGCTTCAAGAACAGTCCCACATAGTCATCATAGCTGATACCCATGTTATATGCCTCCTGCTTCAACTTATCCTGCACGCCATGGCTATACCATTGCGCTTCAATACTCTTCTCAGCATCCTGCACAGTATCATCAGGCAAAGAAGATACCACCTGGTTGGTAACGTCCATAGCCGAACGGTTGGCATATCTGCCCAGAGCAGACTTCACTATGCTCACTGCCTCCTCATTGCTATTGGCAGTGCCATCAGCCAACAAGTCGGCAACCATATTCTCAAAGTAATCGCCCTGCTTATCCGGTCTCTGCTTCCAGTTCTCCAGATAGTTGGCAAGTTTGGCATCCATCAACCCCTCATTATTCACCACACCGGTTGGAGTCGTAACAGGAGCCGCCTCTTTAGATTCTGGAGAAGCCGCATTAGCTGATGATGAAGAAGAAGTTTCTTCCTTCACTGGCATTTCCTCACCTTTTACAACCGGCTGAGGAATCTCTGGTGATGGCTGATATGTTCCGTTGCTCGTCTGAACACCAGTAGGAATCATATCCAAAACTTTTGCTATAAGACCAGGATCCTTGTCTGTTGTTTCCTGCTTCTTTGCTGGTTGAGCCACCTGCGGCTTAGTTTCTGTAGAAGCCTTCTGCTCTATACTCTGAGTCGTAGCAGAAGCATCTACCTGCTTACCACCACCAGAAGTAGATGGAGCTGGCTCCAGCACCATCTTGTCAAAGTCTGCCTGTGTTCCCACATCATACCCCATGTTCTTGGCCTCATTGTAGTACCAGTTACGATCTTCCTCGTTGTTCAAGTCCTTTTTGAAGTCATCATAGCTACCTACTTCATAGCCATTGTTCTTGAACTCATTATAAAAATATTGTCTGTCTTGCTCGTCAAACATACCTTATCTTATTTTTTTGATTAATAATCAGTTACTTTCTTCTCCTTGATGGTGGAACCTTACTGCCGCCTCTACGTGAAGGAGGTACTTTACTGCCACCCATACCTCTACGAGAAGGAGGAGTCCGGTCTAACTTCATCTTAGCCTTTGCCCATCTAGAAGCCTGCTGGCGATTCTTTTCATTCGCCCAAGTGCCACCTCTGCCATCATTACCACCGATAGCCATACCATTGTTTTTAGCCCATTCATTCACATGTTTCTTGAAAACAGGGTCGTTCACATACCTGGTGTTGAAATCATCAGCCTCTTTCTGGTTGGCATTCCTCTGATTCTGTCCCTCTGTTTGCGAATTGATATGCCTAACTTGCGCTCCCTTAACGTTAACGCTAGCATTATGATCAGCAGCTCCGGCATTGGCATTATTAGTTTGAGCATCAAGTAATTTTCCCTTTTTGCCTCTTAAAGCATCCTCAGTTTCCTTCTTTGAAGTGTTTAGGGCAGCGGCAGCAGCAGCGGCATTTCCTCTCTCCTGCTCCGTCTTTACCTTAACAGGAGTAAGAGCCTCCTCCTGATTCTTCTGTGCCCCTCGATAAGCCGCCAAAGCCTCATTAGCCTTGGCAGCCGCCTCTGCTTGCAACTGAGCCTGCTTGTCTTGCCGGTCCTTATAGATATTCAGAAGCATCTGGTCATACCCCTTTGCTCTCAAAGCATCTGTAGCCTCTCTTATCTTGCGCTGACGGTCGGAAAGCTCTTGTGCGGATTCTATCTTCTGCGATGGCGCACCTTGTGTAGTACCGATAAAATTGCCAAGATGCATCAGGAAATTGCTCCATTGCTCCATCTTGGCCTGCCTCTCCGCTTTCTTCTTCAAGGCTTCATTGGCAGCTACGGTTTTATCTCCATCACCCAGAGTATTGAGCCATGGCATGAACACAGACCAGTTTCCATCACCATTCTTCTGGTAATCTCTCATGATGTCATAAGGCTTCATCTGACGCAAGAGAGGATTCTGCTCTATCTCGCTATAAGGTCTGCTCCAGTCTATCTTGATACCCTGGTTAGGCTCCAACTTGGTAACTTCCTCGGTTGGCTGCTGGGCAAAAGATTCCTTGCCACCATTTCCAGTAATACCGGTCGTATCTATGGCTGTACCCTTTCCCGGTTCTGTATCAGTTGTCTGAACTGATACTGCAATTTCCGGCTTCACCGCATTATCATCAGGGAAATTAGTAATAGGAGTAACGGCAGTAGCCGGGCGTTTAGAAGTTAAATCATCTAATGTAAATCCCATAATTACCTCCTTCCTTAAATTGGCAATTTACTTGCAGCTCCAGCCAAGCCACCAGCTGCATCCGTGATACCCTGAGCAGTAGAAAGAGCCTTCTCCTTCTTGGCAGTGGCGATGTAGTTAGTCATAGCATCAATCTGAGAATCAGCACCATTCCATACGTTTTCCTTAGTCTGAGCACCTTGCACAGCAGCCTCTTGCATCATCTTACCCACCTGTTCCTGGGCAGCCTGCTTACTCAGCGCGACCGATTCATCAGAGCCGCCACTAACAATATTGGTGTTCTTTGCGGTTGCTGTAGCATTATCCAATACCTTCTGGGCATTGGTCACGGCTACCTGATTCTCCGCTGACTGAGTAGGATCCTGATAATACAAGTTGTCACGATGATCCTTCACCTGTTGCATACGGTCTTGAAACATTTTGATATAATCATTATATCCCTTGTTTCTTGCTTTAGCTGCTAGAGCACCACCTACAGCAGAGGTCACTCCACCAGCAATACTTCCAATAATTCCCATAAAATTCGAATTTTAATGTTTAAACTGTTCAAAAGTAATGCGTTTTTCTTACCTATCTGTGATAAGTTCCGCAACTTGAACACCAAGTTTCGTAATTTTTTCCTATATTTGCACCCGAAAACTATCAGTAAACATTAAAAATCAATAGAATATGGCAGTAAAACAAGACAATAATAATGAGCCGAAGCCAAAGAGGAAGAAGACTGGCGGACGTAAGGCTGGCACACCTAATAAGGTTACCAAAAGTGTCCGTGAAAGTTTACGCGATGCCCTTACTGGCTACATCAATGGTATCAATGAGAAGAACTATTCACTTTTCACAGATCTCATGCAGATTCAAGAGCCTGCCGGACGTCTGGCGATGGTGGCAAAGTTCCTTCCATACGTGGCTCCAAAACTCCAGTCTGTATCTTTCAATAATGATGAATCCAGAAACTTATCTGTGGAGGAATCTTTCATGCAGTTGGAAGAGAAATTTGAGAAACAAGAAACCACTATCAACATCAAAAATCTCAAAATTGTTAATAATGGCTAATTATAAAAAATGGGTAGCCCTCTCTAAATTTTCTTCAACTTTAGAGAAGACTACCCTCTGTCAGGGAAATGGGTAAAACCGTTAGATTTTAACCCTTATTAGTCATAAATTAAATTGTTTTAACCAATTATGACCCACATTTTGTTTATCTAAACAAATCCGTAATATCACAATCTATAGCATCAGCTACTCTTGTAAGATAGCCAACTGTCGGGTTACCACTGAGGGCAGCAGATAGAGTACCTTTGGTGATTCCCATCTTACTGGCTACTTCCTCAACGGTCATACCCTTCTCCTTGATAACTTCTTTTGCCTTTAGTGTTGACATTATGGAAGATAATTATAGTTGTCGTTAAGATATTCCTTCAACTCATCAATCTGTTCCTCAGTTGGCTCACATCTTGGCTCTTCTAACTCGGAATCATCGAAGTACTCTGCCCAACCAGTTCCATTGTCGGCATCGCTGATAATGTAATCAGCTACAGATTCATATCCACCTTCCGTTATATACTGCTCGTTTTCGCGAACGATAGACTGAACGTAAGTATCAATAGAATTTCTCATATTTTATTGACTTCACCGTGTTGTCGAGGGCTTAGATGTTTATTAATTATTTTTCTGCTGCAAAGGTACGTAAAAGTTTGGGTATACCCAAACTTTTACAGGAATTTAACACAGATTTAACATATCTATTTTATGTCCCTGACTCGTTCAAAATACTTCGTCTGGTCCTTGGTGATATTCTTCACCTTGATCTGTATCGTGCAGTTCTTAGGCACAGTATCATTTATGCTGGCCATGAGCTGTTCTATTATCTCATCTGTGTTCTTGTAGCCCTTGCCATCCACATGAGCCACAACCTCACCCATAAAATAAGCATCAGCAGACAACTCAAAGTTTTCCTCTACCTTATCGAATACAGGCAGATGATGTTCCTCCAGGCGTTTGCTCTTGTCGTTAGTGAAAAACACCTTCTCAACAATTTTCTCGTTTATCTCCCATATCTTTGAAAAATCCGGTTTCACATATCCCATAGTGATTTTATGCCTATTAACATGATTTAATCCGAATGCTACATCATCGAAACTAACTCCAAGGTCATTTTGAGCAATAGTTGCCCATGTGTGCCTGAAGGTATAGGTAGAATATGTTTTATCACCTTGTTTCATTCCAAGATTATTAAGACAGATTAAACGAATCTCGTGACTCTGGCTTGCAACAAAATTTCTATCATTAAGAAACATCTTATGAAACTTGAAAAGATACTCATCTTTCTCATCACTTAGATATTTCTCAATGGTAGGAATTAACATGTCGGGAACTCTGATTTCTATATAAGCCTTATCCTCTCTTCTTGTTCTCGTCTTAGCGCGCTCGTAATGCAAAATTCCATCATAATAGGCAGTCTTCTTCATCCTATAGAGATCAACACCATTAATTCCTGCTAAGCAAAGCGTCATTTTGCAAATATCCTGAGCCATCTTTCTAGCCTTCTGGGTTACATTAATGGCAAAAAACGCTCTACACTCCTCCATGGTAATAGCTTTTTTCTCAGGTACATCATGCTTAGGAATCTTCACTTTTGCCCAAGGATTCACCTTTATACGAATGATGTCATTATCATAATCATTATATTTAAGAAGTCCAGCCTTAAAGATGGTTTTTATTGTGACAGGGTATGTCTCTTTAACTCGCTTGAAACGAGATAATGAATCTATCCACGACTGTATAAAAGACGTAGTCATCTGAGAAAACATTATCTTATGAGTCCCAGCGAATTTTTCCAAAGCAACCAAAGATGCTTTATTTAATTCTACAGTTCTTTGCTGATGCGTATAAGAAATCTTTTCAATATATTCTCTAGCATAATCCGAAAAGCAAAGATCATCATGAGAAGCCAAAAGAAGATCTCTAACCTGTTCCACCGACAAATTAGCCGTATCATATCTATTGAGCATTTCTACCCACTTGGTAATCGTCACCATACAGGAGTTAAGTACAAACGGATCCTTCACTTCACGCTTACCAGGAACCACACCCTTACTATTCACCATCTTGTCTGTTTTGATGTTGATTATTCTGCGTTTATGTGTTAAACGAATATAAACTACATAAAGTCCATCTGAACGTTGATGCTGAACCACTACTTTAAATGTTGCCATACCAAAAAAATCTATAAACAATTTCTAAACATTCACCTCAATTTGACACGTTAAACTTGCCAAACGATGCATTTTTTATTTAAAATAACCCTCTAATATCTGATACTTTGCGCTATATCTCAGAGAATCAAGACCTTAACACAAGAAGACTAATATTAGCGGTTCACTCATAGTACGTGCAAAGGTAATGAAAAAAATCGAATTCCAAATAAAA